ATTAAAGCTGAAGATGCAGCTTGGTTGGAATTACAAAAGGCGCGTAACTCACAACGTGAACAAGAATTACTTGATTTACAATTAGCCTTTGATGAAAAGATAGCAGCCGCAAACGGAAACGCTATAATAGAAAAAGCAATTACCGATAAATTCAATAAAGAATACGCTGCTATAAATGAAAAATACCGTAAAGAAGAAGAAGCTAAAAAGAAAGAAGAATTTCAAAAAGATATTGCACGAAAAAACGAATTAAGACAAAAAACACTTGAATTAACTGCTCAATCTTTTAGCGCCTTAGCTGATTTAGCTGGTTCGTTTAATACTAAAAATGAAAAGGATGCACGTAAACAATTTCAAGTACAAAAGGCTTTCAATTTAGCCGCTGCAATTACAAACACTGCAATGGCGGTAACGGGTGCGTTAACTGCTGGAGGTAACCCGATTAAGTTAGCAACGGGTATGCAATTTGTTGAAGCTGGTATTGCTGCAACTGTAGGAGCTGCAAATATAATTAAAATATCAAATTCTAAATTTGGCGGTGGTGGTTCGGGTGGTGGCGGTAACGATACTAACGTTCCAACTGGAGCTGCTCCTATGACTGCGAATTTTAACACAATCGGTTCAAGTGGAATAAATCAACTTGCACAATTACAACAAACGCCTACACAAGCCTACGTAGTGAGTGGCGAGGTAACAAGCGCACAAGCTTTGGATAGAAATAGAGTACAAAACGCAACATTATAAGTTTAATAGTTATGGCAAAAGTTGAAATAATAGAACTACTTATAGACGAAACAAAATTAGAAGCTGGAATAAATGCGGTTTCAGTTGTTGAAAGTCCAGCGATTGAAGAAAACTTTATAGCGTTAAAAAAACACGAAGTTGAACTAAAAGAGGTTGACGCTGAAAAACGTATTTTAATGGGTGCGGCTTTAGTGCCTAATAAACAAATTTACCGCAGAAACAAGGACAAAGAATTCTATATTTACTTTAGTGAAGACACTGTACGCAAAGCAAGTGAATTGTTTTTAATGAGAGCTAATCAAAACAACGCTACGTTAGAACACGAACGTAAAATGCTTGACGGAATGAGTGTAGTTGAAAGCTGGATAATTGAAGATGAGAAACAAGACAAATCAGCAAAATACGGATTCAATTTACCTAAAGGAACGTGGATGATTTCAATGAAAGTAAATAACGATGAAATTTGGCAAAAGGTAAAAGACGGCGAAGTAAAAGGATTCAGCATTGAAGGTCACTTTGTAGATCAATACGAAATGAGTTTACAACAAAACGAAGAAGACGAAATAATAGCATTCTTAAAAGAAATACTGGATACTAAATTAGAAACGTATAACGACTATCCGAAAGAAGCAAGCGAAAACGCAAAGATAGCATTACGCTACGCTGAAGAAAACGGTTGGGGTGACTGCGGTACGCCTGTAGGAAAAGCACGTGCTAATCAACTTGCTAACGGCGAAAATATAAGTAGAGAAACAATTTCTCGAATGGCTTCATTTGCACGTCACAAGGAAAATTCACAAAAGGAATTAGGGGACGGATGCGGGCGTTTAATGTGGTTAAGTTGGGGTGGTGACGCTGGTATTGAGTGGGCGCAAAGAAAGTTAGAACAAATAGATAATAAATAAATGAGAACAGCAAGTAAAGTAAGTCCCCGTGGTGGTAAACGTGGATGCCTATGTAAAGACGGAAAATACCACAAAGATTGTTGCGACGGTAGTTTGGAAGCGCAAGGAATAGGCAAAACAGCCAGCGTAACGCCGCAAAATGTAACGATAACAGATAACAACGGAGTACGCACGATAGTACGGCAAAACGGCTAAAAAAGGAACAAGTAAAAATTTTAAAAGTTAATAAGTTATGAATACACTAAAAACAGTTTTTGAAAAGTTGTTTAAAGAAGAAACAACAAATTTAGCTTCGCACGAAGTACATTTAGCTAAATCATTAAAAGAATTAGAAGACATTTACAAAGAACTTCAAAAGTCTGGCGAAGGTGTTTCTAATTACACAAGTATGTTAAAACAAGTAGTTACTGGTTTTAATAATACTGGAAAAGCTTTTAATATTTTAAGTGACCGATATAAAACCGAGTCTGATGCTACAATTAAAGTAGTTAAAGATTTAGGACTTGAAGTTCCGAATAGCGTTTTAAATCAAATAAAATTTATAGGACAATATAGAACAAAAGCAAAATCTATGTTTGATTTAGCGAATAAAATAGAAGCTGGATTAAAAAATATTTAATAAAACAAAAATGAAAAATAGCCTAATCAATCAAATCAAAACTTTACTTGGAATGGAAGTAAAACTTGAACAAATGAAACTAATGGATGGCGTAACAGTTCTTGAAGCTGATATGTTTGAAGCTGGTAACGAAATTTTCGTAGTAACGGAAGATGAACAAAAAATTCCCGTGCCAGTTGGAGAATACGAAATGGAAGACGGTCGTATGTTAATCGTTGTTGAAGAGGGAATTATTTCCGAAGTAAAAGAAAAAGAAGAGGAAGAGGAAGTAGAGGTTGAAGAGCCTATCGAAGAGGAAGCGAAAAAAGAACAAGAAATGGAAACGGCTAAAAGCAACCCTAAAAAAACTATTGAAAGCGTAGTTAAGGAAACATTCTTTTCTGAAATTGAAGCGTTGAAAAAAGAAAACGAAACGTTAAAAGCTGAATTAAGCAAATTGAACGAGGTTAAAGAAAACGAGGTAGAACTATCTGAAGAAGTTAAACCAATTTCTTTCAACCCTGAAAACGAAAACAAAGTTGAGTCTATAAAATTTGCGTCTAAAAGACCACGCACAATAATGGATTCAGTTTTAAATAAACTAAATAAGTAATAATTTAAAAAACAATAAAAAATGAGTACAACATTAACAAGTGTCTCAAATGATTCTTTACGCCAAGTAGGCGTAGTTGAAACATTGACGGGTGCAACAACTTTAACTGCTGAAGATAGCGGAAAAGTATTTATCTTAAACGCTGCTGCTGGAGCGCAAATTACACTACCAGCGGTTGCCGATGGCGCTGGACAATCTTACAAGTTCGTAGTAGGTGCATTATTCGCAACAACTGCTTGGACTATTAAAGCTGCTACAAATAAAATTCAAGGCGGTGTTATCGTAAACAGTACAAACGTACCGGGAGCTGATGAAAACACAATTACTTTTTCTGCTTCAGCTGATACAATTGGAGATTTCGTAGAATTAGTAGGTGACGGGACTAACTGGTATGTTTTCGGACTTGGAACTGCTGCTGGTGCAATCACTTTAACCGTAGTATAAATTAATTAATTAAAAATAAAAATGGAAAAAATTAACCTATCAACTACTCAAAGCATTACTACAACGTATGCTGGTGAGTTCGCTGGAAAATATATCGCTGCGGCTTTGTTAAGCGCTCCAACTTTGGAAAAAGGCGGTATTACTATTATGCCTAACGTTAAGTACAAACAAGTAATTAAAAGAGTTGCTACTGACGATATTATCAAAAACGCTACTTGTGATTTCGATCCTACTTCTACAGTTACGTTAACTGAAAGAGTATTGCAACCTGAATCTTTTCAAGTTAACTTACAATTGTGTAAAAGTGATTTTAGACAAGATTGGGATGCCATTCAAATGGGATATTCTGCATTCGACGTATTGCCTAAATCATTTGCTGATTTCTTAATCGCACACGCTGCTGAGAAAGTTGCTGCTGGAATGGAAACGTCAATTTGGAGGGGTGTTAACGCAACTGCTGGACAATTCGCTGGTTTAATGACACAATTAACTACTGACGCTGCTTTACCAGCTGCGCAAGAAATTGCGGGTACTACTGTCGATGCTACTAACGTTATTGCACAATTAGGTTCAATCGTTGACGCTTTGCCAGCTGCTTTGTACGGTAAAGAAGATTTAACTCTTTATGTTTCAAATAACATTTATAGAGCTTACGTTCGTGCTTTGGGTGGCTTCGCTGCTTCAGGAGTAGGTGCAAACGGATACGATAACAAAGGAAACAACCAAGTATTGAATGACTTGTATTTTGACGGTGTTAAAATATTCTTAGCTAACGGACTTGCTGCAAATACTGCTTTACTTTCTCAAACTTCAAACTTGTACTTTGCGACTGGTTTAATGAACGATATGAACGAAGTTAAAGTTATTGACATGGGAGATATCGACGGTTCGCAAAATGTACGCGTAGTAATGCGATTTACAGCAGATGCTAAGTATGGTTTTGCTTCTGATTTGGTTACTTACGGAATCGTTAATTCGGCTAACTAAAAAACATAAACCATAATAAAGGGTGGTGCAATATACACCACCTTTTTTTTTGTTAAACTTTAAAAAATAAATAAAATGAGTTGTGATATAACAAACGGTCGAATAGAACAATGTAAAGATTCGGTTTCAGGATTGAAAGCGATTTACTTCATTAACTACGACGACTTAAATTCCGATGATGTTACGTACGACGCTACGGACACGGACTTAATAAATGACTGGACGCCTATTGGGACTGGTGCTTTACAATTGTACAAGTATGAATTAAAAGGTGCTAATAGCTTTGAAACTACAATTAATTCAAGCCGCGATAACGGTACTACGTTTTTTCAACAAACGCTTACTATTCAATTAAAAAGACAAGACGTTACAACGCATAAAAACGTTAAACTACTTGCTTACGGTCGCCCAAGAATTGTTGTTAGAACAATGACCGACCAATTCTTCTTAATGGGACTTACACAAGGTGCCGATGTTACTGCGGGGACTGTTTCTTCAGGAAGTGCTTTAGGTGATTTTAACGGATACAACCTAACTTTCGAAGCGATGGAAGTTTCACCTGCTAATTTCCTTGATGTAACTGACGAAGCTGGATTAAAAGTTTTGTTTGAGGACGGTTCGGGAACGGATGCACAAATAGTTACTGCTTAATTCCTTTCTTCTATATACTTGCGCAAAAGACACTTACTTCGGTAGGTGTTTTTTGTTTAAGCACAAAATCGTACTTTTGACGTTTATAATATATGATTATTCTAACTACTTCTACAAATGACCAAGACTTTGTGTTTATACCACGAAATAAAGTTTTTGATTATGTAGCTATTACGGACGATCAAACGAACGTAATAACTGAAATAACTGGTTACACGTATACACAAGGGGAATATTACGATACGTTTGAAGCTGAATTTAATTTAGTAGAAAATCATTTTTACGATTTGGTATTTATTAACGGTGCAACGGTGGTTTAT